ATACATGGATGTTACTTGAAAGTCAAGGAAATATCCAGATTAATTGAAAATTAAAAGTGTTATTTTTCAATGGTTTAACTAGGGTGCGACAATCCTGACCAACTATGTTCTGGGTTTGTTCGCATATGAGATGGAGATTTTATGGGATTTTTTTCAAATTTATTTAAGAATTGGGGTAACTCAGAGAATGTACTACCCCCTAAAGATACGACTAAAAAGAAAGTAGTTAAAAAGAAAAAGAAAACTACAAAGAAAAAAGGAAAGAAATAATGGAATGTAATAGCTGTGGGCATGGGTGTCATTGTAGTAATGGTGGATCTTGCCAATCATGTGAATGTTCTAATTGTGAACACTCATAATGGCTAGAGGTATAAATGTAGTCGCCTACGAAGAAGGGCCAAAGAAACGAACATCTATTGGGGATAGTGCAAGAACTAGACCAAAGAACAAGAACAAGAGACGACAGTTTAAAAGAAGTGTAGGTCAAGGTAAGAGAAGATAATGGGCTCTGCTGTCACACGATCAGGACTAGATACACATGTAGGTCACGCAAGTCCTACACCTAATCCGTTTCACAAAACTGCATATACTGGTGGTTCTAGTAATGTGAAAACGAATGGTGCAAATACTATTCGTCAAGGGGATTCTACATCTTGTGGTGATCCTGCAACTGGTGCCTCAACTACTGTATTTGTAAATGGTAAAGGAGTTCATAGAGAAGGTGACGCAACAGGTGGTCATGGGTCTTGGATACCTAATGCATCTGCCTCAGGTTCTTCTAATGTTTTTGCGGGCTAACATGATAAATAGTTATCATGGCAATACTTCAATCAGGATATACAGACGCATCTAGAACTAACGCAAGTGCGAGGTCCACTAGACTTTATAGAGATATCGCATTATCCTTTGAGCGTAATGCTGCTACAAAAGATGTTATTGTTAAAAAAGATATAGATGCTGTAAAACAATCAGTAAGAAATCTCGTATTAACAAATCACTATGAAAGACCTTTTCATCCTGAAATAGGTTCTGGTATATCTCAATTATTATTTGAACCTCTTGATCCAATCACAGCCAACTTATTGTCTAGAGTTATAGGAGAAGTTATAACAAACTTTGAACCTAGAGCACAATTGATATCTGTTGATGCTAGACCAAATTTAGATTCAAATTCATACGAAGTGACAATAAATTTTCGAGTAATAAATGTTCCAGGTGAGTTAGTTAGTCTCACAACAATGTTAGAAAGAAGTAGATAGAAATGGTAAAAAGATTAGAAGTTACAGATTTAGATTTTGATGGTATCAAAAATAATCTTAAAGTTTTTTTAAAACAACAAGATCAATTAACAGATTATGATTTTGAAGGCTCAACCATGTCTACCTTGTTAGATGTTCTAGCATATAACACTCACTACAACGCTGTCTATGCTAATGTTCTGGCGAATGAAATGTTTTTAGATAGTGCAGATTTAAGAAACAGTATTGTCTCACACGCCAAACATGTGGGGTATACTCCAAGAAGTGCAACATCACCTGTTGCTTTTTTAAATGTAACTATTAACAATGCAACTGGTTCTACTCTAACTGCAGCTAGAGGCACAACCTTTACTACAAGTGTTGATGGCACAACTTATAATTACATTGTCAAAGATGCCACTACGATTACACCAACAGATGGTGTTTATACTTTTTCTAGTTTACCTGTTTATGAAGGAACACTTGTCACAAACAAATACACAGTGGATACATCAAATGCAGATCAAAGATTTTTAATTAAAAATAATTTAGCAGACACAACAACTTTAAAAGTTACAGTACAAAATAGTTCAACAGATTCAACATCCAACACTTATGCTTTATCAACTGATTTAGCAGATGTAACATCAACATCAAAAGTTTATTATCTTGAAGGTGCTGAAGATCAACAATACGAGGTGAAGTTTGGTGATGGTGTACTTGGTGAAGCTTTATCAACTGGTAATATTGTGACATTATCTTATATTGTTACTAATGCTGAAGAAAGTAATGGAGCAAGTTCATTTAGTTTGTCAGGAAATATTGGTGGATTCTCTAATGTGACAATTACTACTGCAACTAATTCTGCCAATGGTGCTCAACCAGAAACTCCAGAGAGTATTCGTTTCAATGCACCAAGACAATATGCTTCACAAAATAGAACAGTTACCACAAAAGATTATGAGAGTAAAGTAAAATCAATTTTTACAAATGCACAATCAGTTCAAGTATGGGGAGGAGAAGATAACGACACACCTGTTTATGGTCGTGTTTATATTTCAATCAAACCTGTAACTGGTGCAACACTTACAGAAGCAAAAAAGACTGATATCATTACACAATTAAAAGATTTCAATGTTGCAAGTGTAACACCTATTATACAAGATCCTGAAACAACATCTTTACAATTAAATGTAAATGTTAAGTATGATGCAAAGGCAACAACAAAAACAACTGACAGTATTAAGTCTTTAGTATCTTCAGCAATTACAACATTTAACACAAACAATCTAGGACAGTTTGATGGATTGTTTAGACACTCTAAATTTATTGAAACAATTAATAAAGTAGATACTGCAATACTATCTAATATTACAACTGTTAAGATGCACAAATCATTTACCACTACAACATCAGGTGCAACAACTTATACAATCAAATACAACAACGCATTTTATAATCCACATTCAGGACACAATGCAAGTGCTGGTGGTGTATTAGTTTCATCAGGATTTAAAATTAATGGTGATACAACTAACGAATACTTTTTAGATGAAGATGGTGCAGGTAATGTAAGACTATATTATCTTGTTGGTCAAACAAGAACATACACCAATAATACTTTAGGTACAATAGATTACACAAACGGAACAATCACTTTAAACTCTTTATTCATTACAGAGGTTTCAAATGTCGATGGTGCAACATCTACTGCTGTAAGATTAACAGTCATACCAAATTCTGTGGACATCATACCTGTTAGAAATCAAGTATTAGAAATAGATGAAACAAACACAACGGTGACTGTATCTGCTGATGATTATGATACAACTTCAGGTATAGGTTATACCGCAACATCAAGTTATGCTTCATAGATCATGGCAAAGTTTACTAAGAATATAAGTTCCCTAGTAAGTAGGCAATTTCCACAACATATACAAGCTAACAATCCGTTACTGGTTGAGTTCGTCAAACAGTATTATCGTTATATGGATTCAGCACAGCTGACACTATCAAGTGTAACAGCAAGTGATCAAATACTTTTAGAAACAGAGGTAGTATCATTTCTTGCCTTAGATGGTACAGATGAAAAAGGAAATAATGCTGGCGATTATATACTAGACGAACAAGGTAGCATTGGTGAGTTCTCAAAAGGAGAAACGATCACAGGACAAACGTCAGGTGAGACAGCAACTATACTTGCTGAAGACGCTGATAATTTACAATTATACATATCTGCAAATTCTAAATTTGTAACAGGAGAGACAGTTACAGGTGGCACATCAGGTGCTCAAGGAGTGATATCAAAGTATAGGGCAAACCCTAATGAAACACTATCACAAATCCTTGAGTATGCTGATGTAAACGATACTCTTGATGATTTCTTTTTACAGTTTCGAAATGCTTTTCTTCAAACCATACCAAACGATCTAACAACAGGATTAAACAAAAGACAACTCACAAAAAATATTTTATCTTTGTATAAAAGAAAAGGCACAAAGAAAGGTCATGAAATATTTTTCCGTGCATTGTTTAATGAAACACCAGAATTATATTATCCTACTGTTGATTTGTTGAGAGTTAGTGATGGTAATTTTGCTACACAAAAAATTTTAAAAGCAACTTTAGTATCACCATCAAATGGTGATATGACTAAACTTGTTGGACAAACAATTACACAAGCAAATATTCCAGGTAATACTAATGTTAATCTTGCAACTGCCGTTGTAGAAAGCGTAACTGTTAATGCTGTAAACTTAGGTGGCACTCAAAGAGATGTTGCAACTTTAACTTTAAATAAAGATAATATTGTAGGAACATTTCAATCTAGTTTGGGTCATTCCATAGTTCAAGAACAAAATGGCGATGACATATTAGATGAAGATGGTAATAAAATATTACAACAAACTTTTTCTACTTTTACTGGCGTTGAAAATGATGATCCTGAAACAACGCTAACATGTAATATCGAAAGTATAACAGATGATGTTTCTTTTGTTAATCGTGGTCGTTATTATTCTATTAATGAAAATGTTCCAGTAAAAAATCAGAGAGGTGGTGTTGGTCTTAATGCTCTTGTCGATCAAATTACTTATGGTAAGATAGAAGATATTATTATTGAAACTGCTGGTTCAGGATATGTTGTAGGTGATGTATTAAATGTTACTAATCCAACTGATGGTACTGGACTTGCTGGTGAAGTCGCTGTGGTTAATGGTGGGTTTAGATTAGAACAAGATAGCTTAGAAGATGGTATATTAATATTAGAACAAAGTTCTACGGAACAACTTGTTATGGAAGATCAAACTAATTCTGGTTTAGGTGATATTACAAAAATTAAAATTACAAACAAAGGTGGTGGTTACTTATCATTGCCTACTATGACAGTCACATCATCTGCTGGTTCTGGTGCAGCTGTATTTGCTGTATCAAGTGAAGTAGGTCGAGCATTAAGTGCAAAAGTTTTAGACCATGGTTTTAGATACGAACAAGAACCTGTAATGAATCCAAAGTTACATATGCAGATAGATACTTTATCTGGAACTTTCACATTAGGCGAAACTGTTACAGCAACAAACGAAGATAATATTATTTTAGAAAGTTTTGCTCAACAAGATTTCTCTATATTACTTGAAGACTTTAGACAATCAAGATTACGATTAGATAGTGAAGAAGGTGATATCACTACGGAAGATGGTGAGCCATTTGTCTTTGAAGAAAATAATGAGCCTGCTGTGTTTGATGGTGCAGAACAAGATGTATTACGAACAGAGACAGCGGAAGGCAACAATAGAATTGCACATACGATTTACGCAGACAATGGTGAGGTTGATTTCTTAATAGTTACACATAATGGTTCAACTGATAGTCGATTACAATTTGAAACGACTGATAGTGTCACCGGTGTTGTAGAAAGTTTTAATGGCAACACAAACATTCTTACATTGACAGGTGTAACAGGTACCTTTGATGATAAAGTTACTATCACTGGTGGAACATCAGGTGAAACTGCAAGAGTAAGAAATGCTGATCAAGCATCAGCGACAGCAACAAGTAATACAATAATTGAAACTGATGGTGAGTTTACCAATGTAGATGGACACATATCCGAGAATACAAAAAAGATACAAGATAGTTTATACTATCAAGATTATTCTTACGTTGTAAAAGTAGGTGAGGCAATTGCAGACTGGAGAGAATATCTCAAATCGTCTGTACATCCAGCAGGTTTCTATCTTGCAGGTGAAGTGAGTATTCGTACAAGACTTGATGCCAAACTTAGATCAGGTAGAACAATTACAGCAGGTATTGAACAAGATGAAGTTATCGAAGCATTTAGAGTTCTATTTGGTGAGAAAGTAGGTAGACGACTAGGCACAACAACTGATGGCACTTCACTTCGTAGCAATCCTCAATTAGGTGTAGAACGAGATGTTGCCTTTGCTTCATCAACAAGAGATGTTACATTAAATCAAGATATTACATTAAAATTAGGTGATGACAGAGAAACATCTTTTAGAACAACTGATGTAAACCAAGGATTTGTTTATGCAGGTGCAAGAATGGATACGATTGGTAGATTTATCTTTACAGCGTTTTCACACATACCTGATAGATTATTATTAAGTGGCACAGATGGATCATCTACTAATGAGGGCGATGGTTTGATTTTAGAAGATGGTGGTGATATAAAACAAGAAGAAGGGTTGCGAGATATGGATTCAGGCATCTCTCAATCAGTAATAAATAATATAAGATTAACAGGTACAGGTGATACTTCACTTGACGGCGAACTAAATCAACTAGGTGATTTTAATACTAGAATAGGTACAAGATTTGCCATACCAGCACAAATTAGGACCACAACAAGTTAAAGATGTTGTATAAATAGTTTCAGGAGTAAACATGCCAGCAATAATAACAAAAGATTTTAGATTACATAACGCAAGACAGTTTGAAGAAAGTTTTGGCGAAGCTGCTGATACTTACTATCTTGCAATAGGAAGACCACAAGCATTCGTAAACGATCAAGCATTTAATGATGGAACAGATGCTTCACCACCTACACCCGTAGATGATGTGGGGCAAGTAGAATACTATGCTTATGACGATTTTCTGTCAGCAAAAAAGATAACAAGCACAGATGTAACTCTTGCAATACCAAGAAGAAACTGGACTACAGGAACAGTTTATGATTATTATAGACATGATTATGGCGATATCAATAGTGCTGGTTCAACTATTACAAGTGATAGTGGTGCAAGTTCTTTATATGATGCAACATTTTTTGTAATGAATAGTACATTTGATGTATATAAATGTATCGACAATAATAGTGGTGCGGCTTCAACAGTAGAACCTACTGGTAATAAATCAACAAGTGTATTTACAACTGGTGATAGTTACAAATGGAAATACATGTATTCATTATCTGCTTCTGAACAGTCTAACTTTATGTCAACAGATTTTATACACGCATCAACTGAAAGCACAGACTACTCTACTACTGGTGGTGCAATTGAACATGTAAAAATTACAGATGGTGGATCAAGTGGTTCAGACGGAACATATACAGGTGTTGCAATTCGTGGTGATGGCTCAAGTGGTGAATGTACAGTCGTTGTTTCTTCAAATGCTGTAAGTTCAGTTACAATCACAACTGCTGGTTCTGGTTATACTTTTGCAAGTGTTCTTGCTAGTGATATAGGAAATGTATCAGGTGCAGATATAGATTTTATCATTTCACCTCCAGGCGGACATGCTTCAGATATTCCTGCTGAGTTAGGTGCTTTCTTTGTAATGACAAATGTTAACTTTACACAAGCAGATGGTTCAGGTGACTTTAGTACAGGTAATGATTTTAGAAGAATTGCATTAGTAAGAAATCCAACTGATAGTACAACTGGTACAACTGCTACTGCAACAACACTAGACGCAACTAAGTCAATTACATTTAGTGGCACACCAGGTTCATTTCAGGCAGACGAAAAGATTACACAAGCAACAACTGGTGCTGTAGGTTTCGTTGTAGATTTTAACGCAACAACAAAAGTGTTAAGATATATTCAACCACAATTTACAGATCAAGGTATTGATAGTAACCAAAATTTAACAGCATTTTCAACAACTGCTACTGTCACAGGCGCTACATCAGGTGCGACAGGTACTCCTTCATCACATGACACTACACCAGAACTAACACACGATACTGGTGATATTCTTTATATTGAAAATAGAAAACCAATATCTAGAGCGTCAGATCAAACGGAGAATGTTAAGTTAATCATAGAGTTTTAGAAGGGTGATAAATGGCAACTAACTTTAATGTATCACCGTATTATGATGATTTTGCTGAGAGTAAAAACTTTCATAGAGTATTATTTCGACCATCATTTGCGGTACAAGGTAGAGAACTAACACAACTACAAACTATATTACAAAACCAAGTAGAAAGATTTGGTGAGCACGTCTTCAAAGATGGTGCAATGGTTATACCTGGTCAAGTTAATTTAAACTCATCTTTTGAATATGTTAAACTTGCAAGTCATACAACCTCAACTGCTGCTTCAATTTCAGGAACAACACTTACTGGTCAGACTTCAGGTATTGTTGCAGAGGTTACAACCACAAGTGAAGCAAGTTCAACTGCGGCCGCAACCCTTTATGTAACATATACAAAATCAGGAACAAATAATACATCAACAACTTTTACAGAAGGTGAAACACTTTCTGGTACAACTGCTGAAGGCACAGCCTTTACTGCTGTTGTTGGCACATCAGGTACTTCATTACCTACAAGTTCAAATGCAACTGGTAAAGCAAGTGCTGTAAAAGTAGAAGAAGGTGTATATTTCATAAATGGTTTCTTCGTAAAGAATAGTGAAGAAACTTTAATCTTAGAACCATATTCAAATGCACCGTCTTTTAGAGTTGGTTTTACAGTCACAGAAAGTTTTGAAACACCTGAAGGTGATACTTCGTTAAATGATAATGCACAAGGCACATCAAACATAAATGCACCTGGGGCACATAGATTTAAAATTGCTTTAACACTTGCGAAGAAGACTTTAACTGCCACAGATGATGAAAACTTTGTAGAGATATTAAGAGTTAAAGATGGCGACCTTGAAAAAATAGTAAAGAAAACAGATTATAATATTCTAGAAGAAACACTAGCAAGAAGAACATTTGAAGAAAGTGTTGATTATGTAATTATAACTTTTGATTTAGAT